GTCTGGTTGCGCAAAAGAGGCGCGGTCACATGGCTGGCGTATCAGCAAGGATAGAACGCGAGCGTTCGCGCCAGGTCACAAGATTTCGAGGACTAACCCATGACAACTAACCACCCGGCGCACGGTCCTGTATCACTCGATCGCCTGCACCAGATAAGCGAAATACTCAGCAAAGCAGCAGCACAAAGCGACGGCGGTAATCTCGGCTACGCAATGGCTGATGCTGTGAAGGTTATTGATGGGGCTATTGCGGCATTTGGTGCTGAGCCTGCACCAGTAGATATTGAAATGCTGGCCACTGTACTGAGAAACGCTCCGTTAGCGCCGTCAGATAGCCAGGGCAAGCCGAGAGCGCCGGTAGTGCCGGATGAAGATCCGCGAGATGCATTCGAGCGAACATTCAAAATGCCGAAGCATGTCACCCGCTGCGGTACCGGATATGCAGTAACGGCATATTCCGCATGGTTAGCCCATGATTTCGTTAGGATGTGGGAGGGCTGGAACGCTTGCCGCGCCGCCATGCTTCAGGGTGCCGAACCTGCAAGTAATTGCGATGAATTACCGCTGGACTACCTGCAAGGGCACAAAGACGGGCTGGAATGGGCAGCACAACTGGCAAAAGCAAATCATCCGGAAACTGGCGACTGGCTTTACGATGACCCTATCGAATTGTCAAAGGCGATACGCAAGGGGCCGGATATGCCATTATCCGATGGCAACTCTCCGGTGATTCAGGATGGCTGGATTAAGTGCAGCGAGCGGATGCCGGAAGACGAGCAGGAGGTTCTAACCAGGAACAGGATGGGGCATTGCTTTGTATCGTTCTTTGATGAGCATTCAGGGCTGTTTTTCGACAGAGTAGATGTGGCCGCCGCATGCTGTATAGAGCACATATTGGTAACCCATTGGATGCCACTGCCAGCAGCACCGCAGCAGGAGGAGTGAGGTGAGTACTTATCTTTTTTTCGGTTTCCTTGTTGTTTGCACTCTGTTTTGTATGGTGATGCTGTGGCGGGTGGTCAAGGTGGCAAAGTGGCGATTCAAGGCCCTCGAAATGAGTGCTGATGATTATCGGGCACTACCTGAATTTAATAAGATGTTGTGGATGATTTGGATATGGAGGCTAGAACGCTTCCCGAGATGTAATAAGCGGGCATGGCGGGAGACGAAGTGATGGATCAGCTACTGCAATATGCCACGAACCGGATAATTGAGCTGGAAAACCTGCTGCTGGTGAATGTTGAGGAAACTGTCTGGCCTGCCGAAGTAGGAATGGTATATAGCCAGATTGAAAGTGCCGGGGATCTTCCGGCACATCACCAGCGCCGCCTGAAGCATCACATCAACCGCATGTGGCTGGAACAAATGCCGGTACCGTCAATAATCGCTGCGGCCCGGTCACTGGCCATCGCTATGGAGAAATACGCGTGAGAGAAATCATCGTTGATAACTTTGCCGGCGGCGGCGGGGCGAGTACGGGAATTGAGCTGGCAATCGGTCGCAGCGTTGATATTGCTATCAACCACGACGAGAACGCCGTGGCGATGCACACAACGAACCACCCTGATACATTGCACTACTGCGAGTCTGTGTATGAGGTTCGCCCAAAGGTAGCTACCGCGGGTCGTCCGGTGGCGCTGGCGTGGTTTTCTCCTGATTGCCGCCACTTTTCTAAAGCAAAAGGCGCTAAACCTGTTGAGAAAGCGATCCGCGGACTGGCCTGGGTAGTATTACGCTGGGGGCTGGATGTTGAGCCGCGGGTAATGAAACTGGAGAACGTCGAAGAGTTTAAAACGTGGGGGCCATTATTACGCGAAATGCCATTCATCAGTCACGCGGATCGCTTCCTTGATGAATTTATCGGACCACCTGAACCAGTCGAACAGCGTCCTGACCCGGCGCGTATCGGTGAGACCTATAACGCCTTTGTCGCAATGCTGACGACAGGTATTTCTGCATCACATCCGGCGCTGGCTGAATGTTGTGAGTTTCTGAATATTTCGCTTGATAGCGAGGATGCCGCACGGCTGGTTAAAGGTCTGGGCTATGTCGTGGAGTATCGCGAACTGCGCGCCTGCGACTATGGCGCACCGACAATCAGAAAACGTTTCTTCATGGTCATGCGCCGTGATGGGAAGCCGATTGTGTGGCCGGAACCAACGCATGGGGATCCGAAATCACCTGCGGTTCAGGCTGGCAGGCTGGCACCATGGCGTACAGCTGCGGAGTGTATCGACTGGACAATTCCGGCACCGTCGATTTTCGACCGCAAAAAACCGCTGGCAGAAAATACCCTGAAGCGCATCGCGCGCGGTATACAGCGCTTTGTTATCGACAGTGCATCGCCGTTCATCGTGAAATGCAACCACACTACGACCAAAGGGAAATACGACTGTTTCCGTGGGCAAGCACTGAGTGAGCCATTGCAGACCATTACCAAAACCCATGGCTACGCGTTAGCCGTTCCACACCTGACAAAGTTCCGTACCGGCGCAACCGGGCAGCCAGTTACCGAACCGGTACCGACGGTAACTGCTGGTACATCAAAACGCCCGGGCGGGAATGGGCATGCACTCGGGATTGTTGAGGCTGCACTGACACCGTTCCTGGCCGGTAATGGTGGCAGTGAATACCAGGCTAAACCGCGCCCGCTGGATAAACCTGCTCACACCATTCTGAAGCAATCCCGCGCCTGTCTGGTTGCGCCAGTGATAGCCCGCCAGTTTGGGGCCAGTGTCGGACACCGGGCAGACGAACCGAGCGCAACCATCACAGCTGGTGGTGGCGGTAAATCTCAACTGGTGACGCCTACGCTGATTCAGATGGGTTATGGCGAACGCCCTGGACAAGAACCGCGTGTGCTGCGACTGGATAACCCTCTGGGGACTGTTACTGCAGGTGGTAATAAATTCGCGACGGTGAGCGCGTTCCTGGCTAAACACTACGGCGGTAACTATACGGGGCCGGGTGTCAGTATGGATGAACCCGCGCACTCAGTGACCACCGTCGACCATCATGCAGTAGTTGCCTCTCATCTGGTGAAACTGCGTGGAACATGCCGCGATGGGCAGCCAACCAGCGAGCCAATGCCAACGGTGACGGCGGGCGGGCTGCACGTAGGGGAGGTAAAAACCACTCTTGCTGTCGATGAATACGACGAACATCGCGCGCAGCAAACTCTGGAGTTTCTGCGGCAATACTGCGGCGAGGATTGCGACGGTCTGGTCACGGTTGACGGCATCACTTACCGCATCGTTGATATCGGAATGCGCATGCTGCAACCGCATGAACTGTACCGGGCGCAGGGCTTCCCGGAGTGGTACATCATCGACCAGGACTATCGGGGGCAAAAATACGCGAAGGACAAACAGGTTGCGCGCTGCGGTAACGCCGTACCACCGCCGTTCGCCGAGGCACTGGTGAGGGCTAACCTGCCTGAACTTTGTCAGCCGAAACAAATAGCAGCTTAATAAAACATTGCTAATTCAACCCGCTACGGCGGGTTTTTCACTCTCTATTGTATATGCTATTTTTTATGCAATAAGAGCGATTAGTCGGACGCAACTGGGGAATGCATGGATTCAACGAACGACGAAGAAAAACGTATAGAATTTGAAAAATTCATCATTGAAAGGTTTGGTGATGCAGTTGATCTCCGCAGAGCGAAAAATGGCGGTAATGGATATATATCATGGGAGGCGGCTGTAGCATGGATTGTCTGGCTGGAGCGTCCATTGCATCATAAAACCAATTCGACAGGGGCTGAACCAGCCTGATACTGCGGTTTTTTCTTGCATTGATTTTCCATTATCAACTGTACATAATGTCAGTGTCAGCCTGAACAACTGACAACTTGATGCGCCACGGAGAGAAACCATGGCGCACGAACGACAACTCATCAAGCAATCTTCAGGAATCCTGATCCCCGCGACGCCGGAGACCAGCGATGTTCTGCAATCAAAAATCAAACTCGGCGCCGTACTGGTAGCCGAATTTCGTCAGGTGAGGAATCCCGCATTCCATCGCCGTTTCTTTGCGCTCCTGAATCTCGGGTTTGAATACTGGGAACCTACTGGCGGGGCGATCTCCTCCAACGAGCGCAAACTGGTAACCGGCTACGCCAAATTCCTTGCCTCATTCGCGGGAAGTGAAGCTGCACTCCTGGATGCAGCTGAGCAATATCTTGACCGTATCGCAGATAAGCGTGCCGGTAGTATCAGCATCTGCAAATCCTATGATGCTTATCGCGCCTGGGTGATCGTCGAGTCTGGTCACTATGACGCTATTCAGCTTCCTGACGGAACACTTCGCAAACATCCCCGCAGTATTGCCTTCGCTAACATGGACGAAACCGAGTTCCAGCAACTGTACAAAGCCGCGCTCGATGTTCTGTGGCGCTGGGTATTGTCCCGGGCATTCAAGACTCAGCGAGAAGCGGAAAACGCCGCATCGCAGCTCATGAGCTTTGCGGGGTGATGACCATGAAATATTCCTGGTTCCACCATCACGAATGCACAACCGAACAGGCAGACGAGCTGTTGGCGAGTTATCGCCGTCGTGGCGCCACAGTAGAACGCAGCCTGAACCGCGACAACATCACCTGGACCGTCAGCGTTCAGCTGCCGGAAAGCGAGAAAGCGCCGCGCCCGAGTAAGGTCTGGCAAAACAGGGCGTGGGGTTGAGCATGGCTAAGCTACCGCGCCGTAAGTGCGCCAACAAAGAATGCCGCCAGTGGTTCCACCCTGTTCGCGATACGCAGACCGTTTGCGGTTACGAATGCGCCAGCGCCGTCGGCAAAGAGCAGACCAGAAAAGACCGTGAAGACGCTAAGCGTAAAGAGTCCGCCAAACAGCGCGCTACTGAGAAGAAAGAGCAAGCCGCCTGGCGCCAGCGTAAAGCTGCAGTTAAGCCGCTGAAGCACTGGGAGGATTTAACCCAGCGCGTCGTCAATGACTATATTCGCGAGCGTGACCATGATTTGCCATGCATCAGTTGTGGGACGTTCGACACCGTCCAGTGGGAAGCCGGGCATTACCGCTCACGTGGGAAAGCGTCACATCTACGCTATCACGAAGACAATATCAGTAAACAGTGCCACCACTGTAACGTTCAGCTGTCGGGCAATCAGCAGCAGTACCGCCTTGGCCTTATAGAGAAAATTGGGGCTGAACGCGTTGAGGCGCTCGAAAACAATAACACCCCGCACCGATACACCATCGAAGAACTCGAAGCCATCAGAAAGCATTACAGCGCGCTGAGGCGGCAACTCGTCAAAGCAAGGGAGGCCGCATGACATTCGAATCCTACTTTGCCGATCACCTCCGCGTTCGTTGGCAACGATTGCGCTTATATCACTTTCCCGGCTCTGTGCTGACGGACTACCGAATACTGAAGAATTACGTGAAAACTTATGCTGGAGAAGCGCTATGAACCTTGAAAACACAGTGAAATACCACTTCGCAAAATCCACGCTGATTAGCGATTCTCCGCGCGCTACCGCCTCCGATTCACTGACCGGTACCGACATCATGGCGGCAATAGGCATGACTCAGGAACGCGCTGCTATGGGGTACAGTGCTTTCCTCGGCAAGATGGGCATAAGCAATAACGACCGGGATCGGGCTATCGGACTGCTGGCTGAGTACGCGATGACCAAATGTGACAAGGTTGCCGCGCTGCGTAAGTTGGATTTCGGGGTTAAGCCTCAGGTGATGCACCAGTTGGCCACCTTCGCATTTGAGGATTATTCCCGCAGCGCAGCCAGTGTAAAACGGTGCGATTGCTGCAACGGTGAGGGCTTTATTGATGCTGAGGTATTCAGTATGAAAACCAATACGCCGGCACATGCAAAAGAAATCATTAAGGCATCAAAAGCGTTTGGTTTGAAGGTGATACCTTCGCAGCACCAAAACAGGCGTGAGGTAAAAGAGATAACGCGCGTTCTCTGTCCTCAGTGCAAAGGGAAAAAAGCCATCAGTTGCGCATGTAGTGATTGCCGTGGCCGTGGGAAAGCGGTGAATCAGAAGGAAACGAAGCAGCAAGGCGTTCCAGTATTCAGCACCTGCAAGCGCTGTGGCGGTCGCGGATATGAGCGCATCCCGTCAACTGAGGCCCACGCAGCTGTTTGCCAGATTACGGATGTAATCAGCTTGGATACGTGGAAGAAGTCCGTTAAACCGTTCTATGATCAGCTGATTACGAAATTCGATATTGAAGAGGCATGGGCAGAAAACCAACTGAAACAAATAACACGATAACGGTTATGGAAGTTAATTCCAGCTATTTACTTTTCCCGAATCTGTGTTAATTTTATCCCAACGATGGGTTAATGCCTTCGTTTCAAGCCCCGCGGATAACACCGTGGGGCTTTTGCGTTTCTGGAGCGTGAGTGTTCAGCTCATTGTCCAAAAGTGTTCAATTTTGCGTTTGATGTGTTTTTTCATTCATGCAATATTTGACGAATAACTATAAGTAAAACTTTGACCGTGCCTATTAGCCGCTGCTTCCCGTGATGTCAGCGGTTTTTTTTCATTAAAACAGGGCTGCCCATTGGCGGCCTTTTTAATTTCAGGCCTCACGGGAATCATCCGCTACGTGCTTTGTTGATAAATCCAGCCCGTGAAGCCTGACCCTTTTCATACACACACAGCGCCATCCGAAGAATCGGAGGTGAGGCTATGACCAGAATGAGCACCATTTACAGCAGACTTTCATATGGAACAGGCACCACGCTGACCGGCTGCGGTGTATCAGCGAAGGCATACGCCGAAACAGCTAAAACAGCAAAAGAGGTGTCCTGGATGTTGGCCGACAGAATTGCAGGGTTAAGCCTGAGCGACTGGGCAATTATTGTCGGTATCGCATGCACCGTTATTACCTGTGCAGTGAACTGGTACTACAGGCAAAAGGAAAGGGAGGACCGGCTTAATGGCAATGTCACCAAAGCTGAAGAATAAACTGAGCGCAGCGGTCGTTGGTTTGATTCTTGCCGGGGCTTCCGCGCCCGTGATTCTCGATCAGTTTCTGGATGAGAAAGAGGGTAATAGCGAGCAGGCGTATCGCGACGGCGGCGGACTCTGGACGATTTGTCGTGGTGCCACGATGGTTGATGGCAAGCCAGTAGTACAGGGCATGAAGCTGTCAGCTGAGAAATGCGCCCAGGTAAACGCCATTGAACGCGACAAGGCGCTGGCGTGGGTTGACCGAAATATCAAAGTACCACTGACCGAACCACAGAAAGCGGGTATCGCTTCTTTCTGCCCATATAACATCGGGCCGGGTAAATGCTTCCCGTCCACGTTCTATAAGCGCATCAATGCTGGTGACCGTAAAGGAGCCTGTGAAGCGATTCGCTGGTGGGTTAAAGACAGTGGCCGCGACTGTCGTCTGACCAAAGGCCAGAAAAACGGCTGCTATGGGCAGGTAGAACGGCGGGACCAGGAAAGCGCGTTAACGTGCTGGGGGATAGACCAGTGAGGGCTTACTGGAAGCCGCTGGCAGAAATACTGCTGGTGGCTTTTTTGTTATGCGCGGTCGCGTACTGGTGTTATTCACGCGGGTATCAGGAGGCGGACTCATCCTGGAAATTGCAGTGGGCACAACGTGACCTTACTGATGCGACCACTGCATTGCAGCGTGAAGTAACCGAAAGAGCAGAAGAGCAGCGCCGCCAGCGGGCCGTAGATGAAGAACGAGAGAAAGCCGATGAAGAACTGGCAAAAGTACAGGCTGATGCTAACGCTGCTAAGCGTGCTCGCAGTGGGTTGCAACAGCAGCTCGCCGAAATACAACGGCAGCTCGCAACAAGTGAAACAGGCAGAATTTCCACAATTGCAGCAACAAGCCAGGCAAAAGCCGAGGCCGGAATATTGCTCGCCCAGTTGCTCAGCGAAGCTGACGATCTGGCGGGAAAATTCGCAAAAGAGGCTGATGAGCGTTATGTCGCCGGAAATACCTGTGAGCGCACCTACGACAAAGTAATAAGGCGCCATGATGAATAATGCCCGCATTTGCGGGCATTAACGTTTAACGATTTTCTGGATGCACTCTCGCGTTGAGTGTATCGATAAAATCATGTTTAGTAATGCCCACATTGTGAACCCAATTCTTAGCTCTGGCAGGAAGGAAAACTTCAAGCATACGTTGGTAAATTGCAACAGAGGGCATGTGAGAGTTCCGGGTGAGATCGTCTTTGCCGCTAAACCGTCCCATTCGTTTCAATAAACTACCAATCAAAAGAAACTTTGATTCGTTGTTACCGTCAAATCCGGGGAATGTGAGTGATAATTTCTCATCGAAATTACGAATAGATTTGGCAACCTCTGCTTTGTCTTCCGCACTGAATCGTTCGTATGTGTATTGGAGAATGTCATACATATCATAGGTATCAACGAAAAGCTGGACTTCCCAGGGGGTCTCCTCTTCTTCATCTTGAAGGCCTGGGTATTCCCAGGATAAAGCCCAGTAGTTATCCGTGCTCACTGCTTCGTCAATGAGGTCAGGATCAAATGAGTTTTCAATTTCTAATGCTCGGTGAATATCACTGAGCATCATGATCTGTAGTTTTTCTTGCTGTGAGTATTTCATTCTAAATTCCTTGAATTAATAGAGCGTTGATACTGCGTTATCAAAGATACATCTGATTAAATAGTTTTCAAGAAACTGAGGGTTAAAATGGCAAAACCGGACTGGGAGGCCATCAAACCCACAGCGGATTCGATGGCGAAAAGGTTAGTTCAAATCGGCAACGTAATTGGTAGCTTCAAGGTTGGTGATGCTAAATTCTGATGCCAAAATGCGAGCTAGTTCTTCTTTTGAACTGGCAGTACGGTTTTGATTAGACCAAGAAATTAGGTAAAAACCATTACTTTTCGCAAGCAAGATTTGTATTGCGTTAATGGTTATGTAGTAACTGTCCAAAAACTTCACCTCAGTGTTGGTAAAAAATATGGCACTCACCGACAAACAAGAAATGTTCTGTCGCGAGTACCTCATCGATTTAAACGCCACGCAAGCGGCTATTCGGGCGGGGTACAGCGTCAAAACTGCAAACCGAATCGCCGCTAAGTTGTTGTCAAAAGTTGACATCCAAAACAGAATCGCCGAACTCAAAGCGAAGCGCAACGAAGATGTGGGTGTTGATGCTGATTATGTGCTGCGGCGCTTGGTTGAAATAGACCAGATGGACGTTCTGGACATCCTCAACGACGACGGCAGCCTGAAGCAGATCAGTCTCTGGCCCAAAGCCTGGCGAACGTCGCTAACCGGCCTAGACATCAGCACCACGGTTCAGAACTTCGACGAGGAGACAGCGGAAACCATCCTCAAAAAGGTTAAGTGGCCGGATAAGGTCAAGAACCTCGAGCTGCTCGGCAAGCACATCAAAGTGCAGGCGTTTAAAGAGCAGGTCGAGCAGAAGGTTACGGCGACCCACAGCATTATGCTCGTGCCGTCCTGCGATAACGTGGACGACTGGGAAGCGGCAGCGCAGAAGCAGCAGAGTGAGGTTCTTGGTGGATGAATTACAAAGCCGTCTGGAAACCTCTGCCGGGATCGCAATCGCTCTCCCTGAGCTGCCCATGCAACGAAATCCTCTATGAGGGTACGCGTGGTCCGGGTAAAACTGCCGCGCAGCTGGCGCGCTTTCGTCGCCTGGTCGGCCTGGGCTACGGCTCGTTTTGGCGCGGCGTGATATTCGATACCGAGTATAAAAACCTCACCGACATCATCACCCAGTCAAAGCGTATGTATCGCCTGTTCAACGACGGTGCCCGATATCTGGCCTCAGCATCTGAGCTGCGCTGGGTGTGGCCGACTGGTGAGGAGCTGCTGTTCCGCTTCGGGAAAGAAGAGGGCGACTACTGGGATTACCACGGCCAGGAGTTCCCGTTTATCGGGTTTAACGAGCTGACCAAGCAGCAGTCGGGTGAGTTCTACGAGATGATGTTCTCCTGCCGGCGATCATCTTTTCGGCCCGAGAACTACCCGAGGGATGATGGCTCACTGCTGAAGCCGATTCCACTGGAGACATTCAGCACCACAAACCCGTTTGGCATCGGCCACACATGGGTTAAGAAGCGCTTCATTGAGCCTGCGCCGCGCGGCACCATCATTCGCGAAACGCAGAAGGTGTTTAACCCTCAGACCGAGCGAGAAGAGGACGTGACGCTGACGCGTGTCGCTATCCACGGTTCGTTCAAAGAGAACCCGTATCTGGATCCGCAGTACATCGCGACGCTGATGGCAATCAAAGACCCTAACCGGCGCAAAGCCTGGGTAGAGGGTTCATGGGATGTCACCAGCGGTGGTCGCTTTGACCATCTGTGGAATGCCTCGCATCACGTGATTAAGCCGTTCCGCATTCCCGATAGCTGGACGGTTGACCGCTCTCATGACTGGGGAGAATCGAAGCCGTTCTCCAACCTCTGGTGGGCGCGGGCTGACGGCACCACCGCTGAGCTGCCTGATGGTCGCCAGTTCTGCCCGCCTGCCGGGTCGCTGATCCTCATTGGCGAGTGGTACGGCTGCCCGCCTGATGAGCTGAACAAAGGGCTGAATATGTCATCCACCAACGTTGCTAAGGGCGTGGCGTGGATTGATAAGCGTCTGGTGGGAGAGGAGCTTGCTGAGCCTGAGGAGATAAAACTCAACGGGGTGACGCAGGGGCAGCTGAACATCATGCCCGGTATCTGCAAGAAGGTTGTTCCCGGACCTGCTGACGGGGCTATCTACAACACCGGTGATGACGAATTATCTATTGCCCAGAAAATGGAATCCCAGGGCGTTAAATGGGTGCCATCCAACAAGAAGCCGGGTTCACGCGTGAACGGCGCGGCACTGTTTGCTGACATGCTGGAGGCCGTCATTGAGGGCAAGAAGCTGGAATCAGGTATGCCAGAGAAACCAGCATTCTACGTGTTTGACTACTGCCGGGGCTGGATTAGCCGTGTTCCGGTTCTCGTTCGCGACAGTAAGAACCCTGACGATGTAGACACACAGCAGGAAGATCACGATTGGGATGGCACGCGCTATGCCGTCCTACATTCACCGCCGAAGAAAGTCGGCAAAGTCACCAGCCTGAGGCTCTAAACCCATGCCTGATATTTCAACCCCCAATCTGGACTATGGGAACATGGTGCAGGCGTGGGACATCAACGACGCCCTGATGGGCGGCACGCTGTACATGCGCCAGCTTGGTGAGGCTTATCTGCCGCGCTGGCCAAAAGAGGACAAAGAGGATTACAAAAAGCGCCTGGCTGTGGCCACGCTTCTTCCTGCCTACGAAGAGACCATCAACCAGAACGTTGGCCGCGTATTCGCTGAGCCGATCCAACTGGGCGAGAACGTCCCGGATGCGCTGCGCGAGTTCTCGAAGAACGTTGACCTGGAAGGCAGTCGCCTCGATGTCTGGTCGCAGGCGTTCTTCAGCCTGGCAATGCAGTATGGCCTTTCGCACGCTCTGGTGGATTATCCCCGGGTGGACGCCGAAAAGGTGAAGACCAAGGCTGACGAGAAAGCTACTGGCGCGCGGCCATACGTCACCATGCTGAATCCCCGCCAGGTAATTGGCTGGAAGTCGAAGATGACCGGCGGAAAGGTTCAGCTCACTGCGCTGCGCATCAAAGAGGTGGTTGTCGAGGATGGCGATGACTTCGGGCAAACGAAGGTTGAGCAGATTCGTTTGCTGACACCTGGACAGGTGCAGATTTACCGCAAGGCGACCGGCGAGAATGCCCAAGCGAACTGGGCATTGCATGAAGAATGGCAGACCTCCCGTCAGGACATCACGCTGGTCACTCTCTACACCAAGCGCACTGGGTTTATGTGCGGTTCTCCGCCGCTGCTGAACATGGCGCTGCTGAACGTTAAGCACTGGCAGAGCCAGAGCGAGCAGGACAACATCCTGCACGTCGCGCGGGTGCCGCTGTTGACTGTATTTGGACTTGAAGATGGTCAGGAGTTAGTTATTGGCTCATCGTCTGCGACTCAGTTCTCTGATCGACAGAAGCAGGGGCTTGAATATGTGGAACACACTGGAACGTCAATCAGTGCCGGTAAAGAGTCGCTAACCGACCTGGTGGAGCAGATGCGACAGGCGGGCGCGAAGCTGCTGCGTACCGACAATACCTCGACCAAATCTGTTGACCAGACCTCAGAAGAGAAAATGCAGGAGCAGTCGCCGCTCTACACTATGGCAACCAGCCTGGAAGATGCGATCGACAATATCCTGCAGATTATGGCTGAGTACATCGGTGAATCCGAAGGTGGTAACGTCGATGTCCGCACCGAACTGGATGTCGAATCGAAAGAGTTCAATCCTCCTGCTGCACTGGCCATTCAGTCGCTACGTCAGGGCGGTGACCTTCGCCGCATCGATGCGATTAAATCCCTGCAAAAACTCAACCTGATTGATGCCGATGCCGATCCTGAGAAGGTCCTGGATGAACTACTGGCTGAATCGGCCTCGCTGACTGAGCCACCAGTGGAAGAGGTGTGACATGGCCCGTTCCGTCAACGACCGTCTGCAGGATGAGACTATAGCGCATGGCCTTTATGTGACGCGCTACGGTACCGGCGTAGCCAAGCGCATGGTTGCGTTGCTGAACAGAATGGATACTGACCTGACTGCCAAATTGCTGGTGTTGCTGGACGGCAAGCTAGCTGATACGTACAGCGCCCGTCGCCTGTCATCGCTGTTGGCTGGTGTGCGGGACCTCAACCAGCAGGCCTACGAACCGGTTAATACCGCGCTTGCCCGCGAACTGACGCGCTACGTTGAGTATGAGGCCGTGTATCAGCTGGACCTGTTCAGCAGCGTAATACCTCAGCAAATACTGAAACATGTCCCGCTTCAGAGCATCGCGCCAGAGCAGGTTTATGCCGGAGCCGTGGCGCAGCCATTCCAGGGGCGTTTGCTGAAGGAGTGGGGGAAGAAACTCGAATCGGATCGGCTGGACAAGATTACCAATGCTGTTCGCTCCGGGTTCCTCCAGGGGGAAACGGTAGAGCAAATTGTTAAACGTGTCGCCGGTACGCCGCTGCGCAACCGTGAAGATGGGGTGATCAACACTGCCCGTCGTGACCTGGCGGTGGTAACGCGTACCGCGGTGAATCACATGGCCGCCACAGCGCGCCAGGAGTTCGCCAAGGCCAACAGCGATATCGTGAAGGCCAAGCAGTGGTCCTCCACGCTGGACACGCATACCAGCCAGTGGTGCATCATCCGCGACCGCAAGCTCTACACGCTCGACGGCAAGCCGCTGGGGCATGTGGTCCCATACCTACGCGGACCCGGCAAAATCCACTTCTGCTGTCGCTCCGGTGAAATCCTCATCACTAAGTCGTGGGAAGAATTGCAGTTACCGCCTGACGAACTGAGCAACGCAACCAGGGCGTCCATGGACGGCCAGGTGCCAGCGCATACCAGCTATGCCGAGTGGCTTGTGAGGCAGCCTTACGCGCGGCAGGAGCAGGTGCTGGGCGTCACCCGTGCCATGATGCTACGTGACGGCAAAATCACGGTGCCGGAGATGTTCAATGATGCCGGGGAGTTTCTTACCCTGGATGAACTGCGCCGCGTGGATGCGTCGGCGTTTGAGGGTTAACCATGCAAAACGAGAAAGACAAAACTGTCACCCTGACTGAGGCTGAGCGCAAATTCATCATGATTGCGATGATTGCCTATGCCTTATCTGGTGAGCTGTCAGAAGAAGACGCAAAAATCGCAGAGCAAATAACCAATAAGCTCTGAGCATTACAAAATTCAACTCAAGGCTGCCTTCGGGTGGCCTTTTTTATACCTGCCGCTGAGCGGATGCGACGCGGTGACCGGGTCGGATGACCTATTACCAATGGCCGGAAGGCTGGAGCAAAACAATGAAACTCAAACTTGATGCTAACGGCAATGTGGTCGTTGAAAACGGTATGCCTGTGTACGTCCATGATGACGGCAAAGAGTTCCCGTTCGATGCAGCCGCAGCGATGACCAAAATCACCTCCCTGAACGGTGAAGCTAAAACCCACCGCGAAGCGAAGGAGGCGGCGGAATCCAGTCTCGCGAAATTCGCTGGCATCTCCGACCCGACCAAGGCGCTCGAGGCCCTGGAGATGATGACCAAAATCGACCAGAAAAAGCTGATCGACGCTGGCGCCGTTGACCAGGTTAAAGCCGAAATCACCAAGGTCTTCCAGCAGCAACTGGACGAAGCCAATGGGCGCAGCCAGAAACTGGAAACCCAGCTCTACGACGAGATGATCGGTGGCCGCTTCGGTGGCTCTAAGTTTATCTCCGAGAAGATGGCGATCCCAGCTGAGTTCGTGCGCTCCCACTTCGGCCAGAACTTCAAAATTGAAGACGGCAAGGTCGTGGCCTACGACGGGCAGGGCAACAAGGTGTTCTCCCGCACCAAGCCCGGCGAACTGGCTGGCTTCGATGAAGCGCTGGAATCTCTGGTCGAGTTGCATCCGCAGAAAGACTACATCCTCAAAGCGTCCGGCACTACCGGCGGCGACTCACGACAGTCGCAGCATCAGGCCGGGCAGAAAACCATGAAACGCGCTGCTTTCGACGCCTTACCGCCAGTTGAACGACAAACGGTAATTGATGGCGGCACGAGCATCGTTGATTAACCGAAAGGAAACCTGAATGTCCAACACCCTCACTGGCCTCATCCCTACTATTTACACTGCCCTGAACCGCGTATCCCGCGAGCAGGTGGGCTTTATCCCGGCGGTGGCACGTAACGCCAAAGCCGATGCCGCGGCTAAAGACCAGACCGTGACTGCACCGGTGGCACCAAAAACCACGACCGTTGATATCACTCCGGCGGCAACCGCGCCAAACGACGGCGATCAGAACATCGGTACCGTGGACGTCAAAATCACCAAATCCAAAATGGCTCCGGTCAAATGGAATGGTGAAGAACAGCTTGCCATCGGGCCGTCAGGCACCTATGACATTGTCCTGGCTGACCAGTTCTCTCAGGCGTTCCGCGCACTGAGCAACGAAATGGACGCTGACCTGGCAGCGCTGGCTTACAAATCATCCCGCGCAGTTGGCGCGCCGAAAGATACCCCATTCAGCATCAAAGACGACCTGTCCGATGCGGCGAACGCTCGCCAGGTGCTGACTGATAACGGCGCACCAACCACTGACCTGCGCATGGTCCTGGGCGGCGAAGCGATGGCGTCCATCCGTGGTAAACAGTCCGTACTGTTCAAAGCGAACGAAGCCGGCACCGATCGGTTGCTGCGTGAAGGCATCATCGGTCGTGTAATGGGCTTTAACCTGCACGAATCCGCCAACATCAAGCGCACCGCGAAAAGCACTGCGGCGGGCTACAAGGTCAATGGTGATAAGAAAGAGGGCGACATTATTGTTGCTATCTCTGCGGGCACTGGCGGTATCGCAGCTGGCACGGCGGTGAAATTTGCCGGTGACGACAACCAGTACATGGTGGTCGCGGCAACCTCTTCCACTATCACCATCGGCGCGCCGGGCCTGCGTCAGGATTTGGCAGACCAGGCGGCCGTTACTGTGCTGAGCGAGTTCGCGCCAAACGTTGCCTTTGACCGTAACGCATTCCTGCTGGCTTGCCGTACCCCGGCCATGCCAAAAGGCGGCGATACCGCTGACGACGTGATGAACGTGACCGATCCGGTCTCTGGTATCACCTTCCAGATCGCGCTGTATCGCCAGTACCGTCAGGTGCGTTACGAGGTTGGTGTGGCATGGGGTGTGGCATCTGTTCAGCCTGAACACTCCACCATCATCATGGGCTAACCGCTGGGGCTTCGGCCCCTTTGTTATTCAGGAGGCCCAATGGCCGGATTGACCAAAGAGCAGCGCGCACAGCGTGAGGCTGAAAAGCTTGCCGCGCAGAATGACGCTGAACAAACTCCTGCCCAGCAGGACCAGCAGCAGGTTATTGAGCTGGTGGTGATGGTGCGCGATGAGCCTGAATTCCCCGGCGGCCCGCTGAGCGCTGAGGTTCACCCTGATGAGGTGGATAACTGGCTGGCGCTGGACTGGCGTCTGGAGGAATAACCATGCTGGTTGCCGATCCCCATTCGCCAGATTTCAACAGCTACGCCAGCGTTGTCGACCTGCGCGCATTTGCGACGGGGCGCGGGTATGCCGTACCCGCCGATGATGGCGAGTGCGGGCAACTGCTGGTGAAGGCTATGGACTATCTGGAAGGCAAGACATGGCGCGGCCAGCGCTCCAGTGCATCACAGCCGCTATCGTGGCCGCGTGCGGGCGTGCGCTTCGACGGCGTTGACCTGCCAGAAAACACCATCCCACAGCGCCTGATTGATGCGCAGTGCCGCCTGGCTCTCGAATCGCAAGAGATTGACCTAACGCCTTCGGTTGCTGGTGGCGGTGCGGTAACGATGGAACGCGTCGAGGGGGCGGTAACGGTCCAGTACGAACCGGGCACGAATAAGGCCGAGCCGTCATTCCCCTGGTTCTACTCCTCGTTGCGCGGGCTGGTGGTGGGCGGCAATCAGATCCGCATCGAAAGGGGGTGAAATGCCAATCGACTACCGCCGCATGCGAAACACCGCAACGCGACTGCTGACTGAGAACGGGAAGGCATACCAGCTTACCCGCGGTGGCGGCACTACCCGCGATCAGTTCGGCAAAGAGGTAACCACCCCGGCTATCACTGCGACCGTCACTGGCGTTATCACCGAATACTCCGCTCGTGAGATTGACGGCTCCCTGATCGCCACCGGCGACAAGAAGCTGGCGGCCACGTTCGAAACAGAGGTGCGTATTGACGACCGCATTGAGATCGACGGCAAAGCATGGCGGGTGGTGCAGCCAAACCCGGTTAAGCCTGGTGATGTGCTGATCTCCTACAACATCCAGCTGAGGGCGTGACTATGGCCAGCTCTGCTAATCAGCCGTTCCTGGCTGCCATTAAGTTGTACATCGATAGCTCGAAGGAGGGGATGGACGAGGTGGTGCGCCGGACGGGCATTAAAATCCTCGCTCAACTGGTTGAGATGTCTCCGGTGGGACAGCCGGATATCTGGCAGGTCAACCAGACCGCGACGGCGTACAACACTGCGGTGCGGGAGCATAACGCGGCCCTTCGTGATGACCCTTCCAACCTGACTAAATCGGGACGGCTTAAGCGTGGTCTGCGCGTCAACGACTCGATGGACATCAAAAAGCCTGAGGGCTATGTCGGCGGGCGCTTCAAAAACAACTGGTATGTGGGTTTCGACAGCCAGCCGACGCAGTCCAACGATACACCGGACGCTTCCGGCCAGGGCTCAAACTCCCGCGGCATGGCGGTGCTCGAGGTGTTCAGGGTGGGCCAGGTCAGCTCGATTTACTTCACCAACAACATGCCTTACGCCCGAGCGCTGGAGGAGGGGCATTCCACCCAAGCCCCGGGCGGGATGGTGCGAGTTACTGCGCTGGATGCCGCGCAAATGTTCCGTAAGGCAATGAGCGAGGTGCGCAATGGCCAGTGACCAGTCAATGCGTATCGCTGGCCTGCTGGAGAGCCGAGTTGCGGTTATTTGCTCGTCGCTTGGCCTGCCGGTGGCCTGGCCGAACATCGCGTTCACTCCCCCGGATAATGGGCCGTACGGGCGCGTTTATATCCTGCCTGCGCAGACCGTGGGGCAGGATCTGGAAGGCCAGCTGCGTACGTACCAGGGCATTCTCCAGCTCAACATCATTGCGCCAGCAGGCAGCGGCGTGACGCAGGCCAGGGGGCTGGCAACGTCTGTTGCAGATGCCTTCCCCGAAGGACTGCCGCTGGTGGATGGGGATTTGACGGTTTACATCAACGGGCCACCGCAGGTGCGCCCGCCGATACAGGATCGCCCGACATCAGCACCAAACGGCAGTAGCGGCTCCATCACTTACACCACTCCCGTCAGCATGCAGTACCGCGCTGATTACTGACCCGCCATCCGGCGGGTTTTTTATTTCCTCAATTCAGGAGAATGCAATGGCATTCGCAATCCCTAACGGGTCACGTGTGAACGTGGCCAAGGCCTATCTTGCGCCGATTGTCTTCACTGCGGCATCCAATGCGACGGAATGCGAACTGACCGTTGCCTCGGCTGCTGGCATCCTCGCGGGCGATGTCGTCCAGGTTAGCTCTGGCTGGCTGAAGCTTGACAACATGGTGGTGCGTGTCAAGTCAGTAACCGGTACGAAAATCGTACTGGAAGCGTTTGATACCACCGATACCAAGAAATTCCCGGCGGGTACTGGGGCAGGTACGCTGCGTAAAATTGATTCGTGGATCACCATGCCTCAGGTGATGACGCTGTCCACCGAAGGCGGTGACCAGCAGACCATCAGTGTGCAGTTTCTCGAAGATGATAAGGCCCGTACCATCCCGACGTTTAAAAACGCTGTGGTTCAGGTCTATACGTTCGCCCACGACCCGCAACTGGCGATTTACAAGCGCCTCATCGACCTGGACGACTCCAGCGACACCACGGCGGTCTGGTTCCACAACCCGCGCGGGAAAGCGGATCGTTACTACTCTGCCAAAGTGTCGTTCCAGCGCGTGCCACGTACCGAAATCAACGCCGTCGAGAGTAACGAAGCGCGAATGAACTTCGAATCGGATATGCAGATTTACCCGATTGCCGATTCCTCCGCTACGCCGCTGGCGTTCCTGACCGACCTGCCAGCAACTAAGTCTGTTGCTGCTAATGCAGCTCTGGATCTGTCGGTGGTCATGCAGGGCGGTTCCGCGCCGTATACCTACGTATGGAAGAAGGACGGCACAGCCATTCCGGGCAAAACCGCATCCACGCTCAACATTCCGTCCGCTCAGTCTTCCGATGCTGGGGTGTATACCTGCGAAGTTACCGACGCCGCAGGCAAGACGCTCACTTCTGCCGGATGCACCGTCAGCATTACTTGATTAATCTGGCCCGGTAAGCCGGGCCTTACCGAGATGAACAAATGACCAAATTCTCCCTGATCCCCAATCCGACATTTTCCGTTACTGCCAGCATCCCGCGCGCTGGGGCCGAAGATGGCAAGCTGACCTTCACTTTCCGCCATAAAACGCTGGACGAGCTGCGCTCCATGGACGAGAAGCTGCAAAAGGCTGCTGAAGGTAAAAAGGCTGCTATTGAGCCGCAGGCCAATTACCTCATGGAAATTGTCGAAGGCTGGGCGCTGCCGGATGAGTTCAACCACGATAACGTGATCATCCTCCTGAAGAACTATCCGCGCGCTTTCGACAGCATCGGTCTGGCCTACACCAAAGAACTGATGGGTATCCGCGAAAAAAACTGAGGCAGGTCGCCGCAGCGTTGTATACGCCGGGACCGACGCTAGCGGAGCTGAGCGCTTTTGGTTTGACGCCTGAGGACGTGGAGGATGATGTGGGGATCCTGCCATCCATATTGGAGGCTTTCACTATCTTCTCCGCACTGGCGACCCAGTGGCGCGTCGGTGCGAGTGGTGCGACCGGTCTTGACTACAACGTTCTCCCCTGGGTGTTTCAGTTGCACGGGGTTGAGGATGTGGCGGCCTGCTTGGCTGATATTCGAATCATGGAAAGCGAGGCTCTCAAAGTGATGCATAAGGAGACGGCCTGATGAGTGACCAAATCGCCTCGATCACATTGCGGGCTGATGTTTCCGACCTGAAAACGGCCAGCAATGAACTGGATAAACTCGGTGAAGCTGCGGCGGGTGCCGTAGGCAAAGCTGATGACCTTAATAGCGTATTCCGTGCTGGTGCTGAGTCTGCGAAACAGGGCACTGAAGGTATCAAGGAACAGCAGACCGCGCTGAAGGGGCTGCTGGAGAATATCGATCCAGTTAACAAGGCGCTGAACCGGCTGGATGAACAACAGGCAGCGCTGCGTAACTTCCAGACAAAGGGGTTTCTTGATACCGACGATTTTCAGCATTACAACAAAATTCTGGACGATACCCGGTTAAAGCTGACGGATACCGGAGAAGCAGCGGCGCGCGCCCAGGCCGAACTGGCAGCGACTCAGGCCGCTGAGAAGCAGTCTGCTGCGCTGAAGAACCTGCTGGGCTCTATCGACCCGACGATCCGCGCATTCAACTCACTGGATGAGCAGCACGCGCAGCTGGTGGCGCATTTCGAAGCTGGGCGCATCAACGGCGCGCAGTTCGAGCACTTCAATACAATCCTCAACCAGACGCGGGAGCGTCTGTCTGGCGTGGCTGACGTGCTGCCAGAGGCACTATCCCGACAGGAAGCAGCGGCGCGTCGTGCCGGTATATCGGTCGGCCAGTACAGCGCC